AGTCGGCGTGATTGAGATTGTTACCGGATAGATTAATAGTAAAGCCGGCGGCGTTTGCTGCTGCTATTGTCTCGGCATTGTCGCCGGTTGCGGGGTTGTAATGGGTAAAGGTAAAGCCAAGACGGCCAGTGTTGGCCTCGGACAATTGCGCCAGCTGCTCGGCGTCGATGGTCTCGGGGTTGGTATCGCTGGGCGGTAGATCCCCAACCTGATTATGTCGCCATAGCTGGCCGGCTTTTATTGCTTTGATAGATTCCAGAAACTCGGACCAGCTGCCACCAGCTCGGCCCTCAGTTACTTTTTTCCAGTGCCAATTAAGGGGGCCGGCGTCACCATAGCAACCGTGTTTTTTTAATGGGCAGCTATCGGGGCAGGTTTGGGCGCTGCTAGTAGATACCGGAATCGGTCCGGTTTTTTTGTTGCGGCTTTTTACTGATAAGTGGTAATTCATTTTTGTCGATCCTTTAAAGGTTAGTTTGCGCAGCTGGTAAGGCTGCCCCCCTATTATGGCCATTAGTAGCTTATTTACAAGGCCCCTTTGCTATTTGCTTAGATCTGGTTTTTTTTTATTTTTTATTTTTTTAAACTAACTATGGTACTAGTACACTTTTTAATTGCTATGTTTAATAAAGACCCCCATAAACCAGTTTGACGCGCAGGAGAATCTTGCCGTGACTTACCCTGAAAGGGTCAATTAAAATGAGAAGCAATAATCTGTGTACGGTTAACCGTCAGGAGGCAGAGTCTTTTGTGGCAGCTCTCCAAGAGGCATTGCTCAACAATGATAAGGTCCAACTGATAATGTCCCCAGCAGGGGAGGTTGTATCTATCCCATTACTCAACGGGGAGCTTTGTGTTGAGGGATTATTCTTGGATTTCTAGACCAACCACCCCTATGGTCTGTATGCCCTAAATAGTGATCTATTCAGTTAGGTCGCTATTTTTTTGTTTGACGCGCAGGTAAAAAAAATCCCCCCAAGCCGTTAAACAAGGGGGGATTTGGTGTTGGCGGGAGGAACCAACAGGAGTCACAAGTATCGGGGTGGGTCGATAACAATACTTGTTGGTAGCATACTAACACACCCCCAATGTCACTACAACACTTGACACAACTAAAACCCTTAGTTAACCTCCTAGGACACGTAACCTTTGGGAGAAGACACATGAAGTACTTTAAAATAGAAACAGCGAAGGGTCGGGAAGTATACAGATTCAACCCTAAACCCAACGTGAGGGTGGCTCTAAGGGTCTCTGGGACCACGTTCACTAACAAAATTGAGGCTAAAGAGTACTCAAAGCGGATAGAGCTGGCTTACGAGGACTATTTGAGACGTAAAAGCGGTAATTTAGAGGTTGGAACAGATACCGTTGACGGTTTGATACACTATTTCTTCACTACCAGTGAGTTTAAGGACCTGAAACCTAACACAATGGAGTATTACAGGAAAACTCTTCAGACGGCGCAGAGAACAGGGCTCACAGGTTCTCAAGGAAGTAAGAAACCTTTTGGTAGTATGTTGCATCGCAATATCACGACGGTCCATGCAGATAAACTCAAGCAGAATATTGAGACTGAGGTATCCTCACATAGGTCTGTTCATTGTATGAAGATACTTAGGCGTATTTGGTATGTGGGCATGCGTCACGACAAGGTGTCCGGCAAGAATCCCTTCTCTAAAATGGGTTTAAAGGCACTAACCCCCCGCACTCGCCGCTGGTCTACTGAGGAGATTGATACATTCATCGCTAAGGCTGATGAGTTGGGTTACCACGGGCTCGGGACAATGGCTTTAATGCAGTATCACCTATGTCAAAGACCTGGAGATATACGGCAGATGACTTGGGACAGCATTGAGGGGGATACTATACGCTTCACTCAAGAGAAGACTGGGGTACAAGTCACCGCCCCACTTACTGAAAGGCTAAAAGAGCGCTTTAAGGCGCATCCTAGGTCTGAGCACACCAACAACATCATTCATCACACGACGCCCAACACAGACTGTTTAAGGCGCTCTTTGTATAGAAGTTACAACAGAAGATTGTACGCAAAACACGCCACTATTGTTCAACGTGCTGCGGGTATTGATGAAACTCTCTGGATGTCTGATTTGCGACGTACTGGCGCTACCGAAATGGCCAATGCTGGGTGTACTGATGATGAGATGAGATCAGTGACTGGGCACAAGACCAGAGACATACTTTCCATCTACTTAGTACTAGATAAAACTACCTCAACCAACGCAATGAACAAGCGTTTTGGCTGAGATTATTCTCACCCCCTCTGTTTTCGGGGGATAATGGCAGTGGGGAGGGGTGAAACTTTATTTAGACCAAGTAAATCGTTTACTATCAGTACTTTGTGTACGATTACCTAAATAAAGAACTCGTAACCAAGAGTTACTGTTCTATCTCATGTTTTCAATGGGTTAGTTTTCACTTTTCCCCTAAGCCTCATAACTAGTACCCCTAATTTAGGGGTTGACGTAACCAATTAACCAAGGTACCCTCGCAATGTCTTTTGCGGGGGGGTCCAATATAGATATGGCGTATAAAGATCAGCTGCAAGCCGTTCAGCGTTTGCAAATATTAAGTGGAGAAACCCGTAGAGTAGACTGTGTATTCTGCGGTGGCCGCAAAACACTAAGTGTCACCAAATCCGACGGAACACTCCTATGGAATTGCTTTAAAGCCAGCTGTGATGCAGTAGGCAAGAAGTCAGTCGGTAGGTCAAACAATGAGATCCGTCAGTACTTAGGAAGGGCGTCTGCAATAGGCTCTAGAGGTCTACCTCGAATGCCTCTGATAGTCTCAGACATCAGAAGCCATCCCGAAGCAATACAGTACCTAAAAGATAACAACTGCTACGCTGCTTACTTGGACAGGGTCATTACTGTCAGGTACGAGCCTACCCAGCGCCGTGTCCTATTCTACAGCTCTAATCAACTGGGCTGTGTAGGACGGTGTATGGATAAGACTGTGAAGCCTAAGTGGCGGAGCTACGGTGAGTTCAGTAGCCTGTTAGAAGTGGGCTCAGCTAAAACTGCCGTTCTTGTTGAAGATGCTGCGTCAGCTTGTGCAGTATATGCGACTGGCATCTACACAGGTGTCGCGCTATTGGGTACTAGCCTAACAATGAGACAACGCAAACTACTAGAAAAATATGATGATGTTATTGTCTGTCTTGACAAGGACGCATCAAAAAAGTCTATAACAATACGAGGACAGCTAAGAGGCTCTGTTAGCACTAGTGTTAAGTTTTTAGCCAGGGACCTCAAATATCTGAATGAAACACAAATAAAGGAGTGTCTTCAATGAAAGTAAGAGCCATCCTTCTAATCGACTTAGATATAGAAGGTTCCTTCAAGGAAGTTGCCGAAGAGCAGGTTCGTATTGAAAAAGTTTTGGAGGACTATATGTCTGCCACCCCCAATTGCGTGGGCACTACGATGGACATCAAAGAGAGGCGGGGGGTCGGGTTGCCCGACTTATCCAAGCTCAAGTTAAAATCAGCAAAATGACATGAAGCCCCCAGAGATGGGGGTTTTTTTATGCCTTGTTCTAACAGAAAGTAAGTACCCCCAACAAAGTATTCTAGAAAGGGGTTCTAATAAGTAATTACGTCTGGTATCATCGCCCCTCAAGTAAACGAGACCGGAGGGGTCATTGTGGATAATATCCTATTAAAGAAACTTTTAAAGAACGAGTTCTACACCAGTAACAAAAGCAGGTTGAAGCCAGATCTTTTCGAGAACGAAGCTAGGGATCTGTACTGCACATTATCTGACGCGCATGATAAATATGATACCGACATCACTCCCGCTGAGCTGGGTATCCTGTATGACAATGCTTTCCCCGTAGCTACCGAGGCCTACAAGTCTGGGGTAAAGTCCATAATCAATCAGGTGGCATCCGCAGACGACGTGTCTGATAGTGTAGCCACTGATGTAGTTACAGGGTTGTGGCAACGATCAGCTGGGACAACAATAGCCAACCTAGGCTTAGAAGTTAGTGAGGGTAAGCTAGATGCCTTCTCCGTATTGTCAGATCTGTTGGACTCCTACCGCAATGGGTTCACCCCCGACATCAAGTACGAGTTTACTAACTCAAATACCGAAGAGCTTTTACAGACAGCCTCTGACGCCTCGCGTTGGAAGTTTAATTTAAAGCCCCTGCACGAGAAGGTCTACGGCATTGGGCCAGCAGAGTTTGCCTCTGTGTTTGCTACACCCAACGTCGGTAAGACTGCCATGATGGTCACCTTGTGCTTTGCTCCTGATGGCTTTGCGGATCAGGGTGCCCGTGTACTTTACGTCGTTAATGAGGAGAAGTCAGAGAAGACTTTGCTTCGTGCCCAGATGAGCCGAGCGGGAATGAGTCTTGCCGAGATTGAGCTGGACCCAGCGCGGGCTTACAAGAAGTGGCAGGAGATAGACGACAGCGTCTTCATGCTGGATATCCACGAGTACACGTTAGACCAGCTTAAAGATGTCGTTGAGCACGTTAAGCCAGACATCATAGTGATCGACCAAGGTGACAAGCTAAACATCAAAGGTCAGTTCGGGGCATCCCACGAGAGGTTGCGAGAGCTGTATAGATCCCTGCGTGAATTTAGTAAGAAGGCAAATGCTGCCCTCATTACAATGTCACAGGCATCCAATGAGGCACGAGGTAAGACGCGCCTAAGTCCCTTTGAGATGGAAGGTTCAAAGATTGGTAAGAGTGCGGAGCTAGATTTGATTATCGGCATCGGTGCTCTGGAGTCTGATGGTGAGCCAGACATGACTAGGTATCTTACAGTCGGAAAGAACAAACTTAACGGCTGGCACGGTACAGTTACCTGCTTCCTTCAAGCGGAGATCTCACGCTATGTGGTTTAAACGAGTCTGCGTATTTGATTTAGAGTGTGGCACCAGCCGAGTTGGAGAGAACAACATAAGGGACAACTCCCCCTTCAACGCCAACAACATGCTGGTAAGCATCCACTGGAAGGTGCTGCGTGACATCACTGACCCTATTCTGCTGGCAGAAGACTTAGCAGGCCCTGTACTTACTCATCTTGTATACCATGAGGAAATGGACGAGGCAGATCAGGGCACTTATCCAAAACAATTTGTTGAGGATCTAAGCAGCAGTGACGTCTGTGTGGCACACAACCTAAAGTTTGACGCTAACTGGTTGCGTAGCATCAACATGAGCCTCCCCGAGCATGGCTGGTGTACCATGATTGGTGAGTACATCCTTGCCCGTGGTGGTCATGTAGAGAAAGGCCTCAAGGCTACTGCTGAGAGAAGAGACGTGACGCGCAAGAAGTCAGACCTGATCGATGCAGAGTTTAAGGGCGGGTTGGAGTTCTACCAAATTGCTTTGGACAAGGTTGTTGAGTACGCGGAAGCGGATGTGCAGTCGTGCGCGGAGATCTTCGTTGCTCAGTTAGAAGACCTAAAGGACGACTTAAACAGTGGCCTTATCAGCACGTTTAAACTGATGAACGAGATGCTCTTCTTTCTTTGTGAAATTGAGTACAACGGCATCCACATTGACCGAGACATACTTCAAGAAGTAGGCGACTCCTATCGGGCTGAGAAGCTGGAGATTAAGGCTAAGCTAGAAGAGATTGTTTTAGATGTAATGGGAGACACGCCCATCAATTTAAACTCTGGCGCAGATCTCTCTATGGTCATCTACTCACGTAGGCTTGAACGCAAAGAGCACTGGAAAGATGTTATGAACATCGGAACAGACTCAAGGGGAAAGCCGCTCTACCCACCGCGTATGTCACCTTCTAAGTTCACTCAGCAAGTAAGGTTTAGCACAGTAGTTGCTAAGCGTACTGTGGCCCAGCATTGTCATCCGTGTAGTGGTACAGGTTACATCCGCAAGACGAAGAAGGATGGTACCCCATACAAAAACCACAGCCCTTGTCCTGACTGCAAGAAGGTGGGCGCTACCTATCAAGATACAGGAACTACAGCTGGCCTGAAGATGCTACCCCAAGGCGTGGCTGACGCAAGTGTGCATGGCTTTAAGACAGACAAAACAACCCTGCTTAGGTTAATTGGTCAGGCTCACGATAAAGATAATCTGGTTGCCGTGGACTTCCTACAGAAGATGACTCGTCTCAATGCTATCAACACTTACTTAGATAGTTTTGTCACCGGCATTGATACTTGGACCCGCAGTGATGGGGCAGTGCATGCAAACTTTAACCAGTGCATCACTCGCACCGGCAGGTTGTCTAGTAGTCAGCCTAACTTCCAGAACATGCCCAAGGGCAATAAGTTCCCTGTAAGAAAGGCGATCACGTCACGCTTTGAGGGTGGCTGGATATACGAAGTAGACTTTAGCGGCCTGGAGTTTAGAGTTGCTGGTGAGCTTAGTGGTGATGAACAGATCATCTCAGACATCCTTAATGGAAAGGACGTCCATAAGCAGACTGCAATGATTATAAACCAGTGCGAGAAGTCTGACGTCACTAAGACTATGCGTCAGCAGGCTAAGGCGTATACGTTTGGACCCCTCTTTGGGGGCCGAGGTGCTAATGAGCCTAAGCATATACAGCACTACTTTGACGAGTTCTTTAACATCTACAAGGGCTTAGCAGACTGGCACAAGAGGCTGTTTGCTGGGGTTCTAGATGATGGGCTTGTTAAGGTTCCAAGTGGGAGAGAATACTACTTCCCTAATGCTAAAAGAATAAAGAATGGGCGAATAACAAACGCCAATGCCGTGATGAACTACCCCGTTCAAGGGTGGGCAACCGGCGACATAGTACCGCTTAGCTGTATACGGGCTCTTCGCCGTTTCAGAGAAGACGGGCTACGTTCAAAACTGATTTGCAGCGTCCACGACAGTATTGTGTGCGACGTAGCGCCTGAAGAGGCTGAGCAGGTAACTGCTGCCTTGGTTTGGGCCATGGCCGGCGTGGTTGATGAAGCTAAAGAGCGCTGGGATTACGACTTCCGACTACCTCTTGATGTTGAAGTATCTAGAGGCATAAATTGGATGGATCAGGAAGAAATACCCCTTGACTAGGGGGCTTATCAGGAGATATCCTAAACACCCTAACTAAAACCCATTGAGGTAATAAAAATGAGTACAGAACTATCAGCAGTAGACCAGTCAGAAGTAGCTATGCTACTAGGAGCACTTCAGGGCAGCACGACTGAAGATACGATTAAGGTACCATTCTTAAAAGTTCAGTATGAACCAGAAGATAAGCAGGGCCGTGACGTCAAGAGAGGGACTTTTCTCCTTAGTGACTCAGAGGACCCTATCTATGCTCCTACAGCTAAGATTCGCATTCTGGCCCAACACTTCCAGTACCGAGAGTCAGATCCTCAAACGTACAAGATAGTGAACAAGACGGTATTGATGGACGACATGCGCAAGCGTGAGCCCCGTGACATGAAAGGTGGCATGCGTTGTGGCCGCCCTGATGCCAAGACCCTTCGCCAGCTGTCTGATGAAGACCAGTCTATGTGGAGAGGTCGCGTAAAGGCGTTCCGTATTCTGCGTGGCATAGTCACGATGGAAGGCACCAATGCCGAGGGTGAAACCGTCAAGGTTGTGGACCAACCATTTCAGATGTTTTTGAAGGGCTCAAACTTTATGCCGTTTGAAGACAGCGTTGTGAAAGCTCTGCCGTATGGCAAGGGTATGACCGATGTCTGGATTGACATGACGACTACCAAGAAGGGTAAAGCCTTCATCATCGACTTTGCTGTAGATCATAAGACTGGTGCAGTCATGGACACAGATACCGTGGATACTTTGCGGGTATTCTACGACATGGCTAAGCAGGAGAACTCTCGTATCGAGACGGGCTATAAGAACGCCCATATGGAGACAGAGGCCTTTGGTGCTGCTGGTGATGCCCTTGAAGGCTACGCCACTGATCTAGCAAATGATCTAGAATAATTTTCCTCAACCTTTAGGGGCGCAAGCCCCTTTTTTTTCCTAATGAATTTGAGGATAAATTATGACTAATATTCTTGCTGCTGAATTGCAGCTAGTGATGGAACGACTCTCCAACGGTGAAGCTGTAGACGTGCCTGACTCAGTTATTGATGAGGCTGTTGAGGATTTTCGAGAAACACTAATTAAACAACTACGCCGTGAAAATGGTTCTTTCCGTCTTAGGATGAGTAACATTGGCCGAGCACCCTGCCAGCTCCAGATGGAGAAGTCGGGGGCCAAGCCTAGCAGACGCAGCGCCAACTTCATTATGCGTATGATGATTGGTGATGCTGTAGAGGTGTACTTAACTGCCCTGTTAAAGCTGGCTAATGCCAACATAACTGGTGGCAAGGACATCGTCAGTTTTGACATTGCCGACACCACTATCAAAGGCGAGAGCGACATCGATATTGATGGTGCCGTGTGGGACATCAAGTCCTGCTCCCCATGGGCATTTAAGAACAAATGGGCCAACGGCTATGACGCCCTAAAGAAGTCTGATGACTTCGGCTACATAGGACAGCTGTATGGATACTCTGAAGGTCAGGGTAAGCCAATGGGCGGCTGGATAACTGCTGACAAGTCTAGTGGTGAGGTCCTCTTCGTAGAGGCTACACCCACGGAAGAAGAAACTCGGCAGATCAAAAGCAAAATAGAAAACACAATTAGGACAGTGGAATTGGATAAGGAATTTGAGCGGTGCTTTGAGCCGGAAGACGAGTATTTTTATCGCAAGCCGACTGGCAATAAACGCTTACCAATGAACTGTAATTTCTGTGACTTTAGAGGTACTTGCTGGCCAGACGCTGAGTTTAAGCCACAAGCTGGTTCAAAAGCTAAAGAGCCCCGTCATTTTTGGTACACGGAGTATAACGATGTTGTTGCTTGATGGTTTCATTAGGGAGGGCTCAGGCATTTCCCAGAAGTTAGAAGACCCTGATGCATGGAGTAGCCTTCCAAGGGACACTGCTTGGCTCAGCATGGAGGACTATAATAACCGTCGTAACTGGAACGTCTGGACTGACATAATTCAGAAGATGTACAAAAAGATAGACTGGGTGTGCTACGCGACGGGGGCCAAAATTAAAGGCTTCGAGTACTGGGGTAATCAGATAGCGGGCTACGATAGTCTTCCATGGCACCAAGATAAAGACGAGCATGTCTTTTCCAGTTTAGG